TTCTATTGTCAGGGGGGTGTCAAGGGCAACAATGGTGGGCTTGGCTTTCATCTCATAGCCCTGCATTACATCCTCTTTGTCCGTGCGCCGGAACTCAAAGTCCAAAAGGTGACGCCCGATATTAACACGATGATGTTGCCCGAGCTTCAAGAGCGAGTCATCACCTCCATCGCAATGACCCTTGGCGTCCCTCGCACGATGCTCGAAGCCAGCGCAGCCAACTACGCCACCGCCGACAGCGACCGACAAAGCTTTTGGCGAGAAACCATTGTGCCTCGGCTTGGACTCTACGAACAAATTATTAACGGTCAACTTCTCGCACCGATTGGCTACGAACTGCGATTTAACCCAGAGATGCTCGACGTCATGCAAGCCGACGAAGCCGACCGTGCCGACTCGTTGCTCAAACTCACCCAAGCGGGGCTTCCCTTGTCCGATGCCATGCGCATCCTTGGCTATGACGGTGTCGATGAGATGTTTCTTGCACCGCCCACCCCTGCACCAACCGACGAACTTCCCAAGGAAGCCACACCGCAGGAATTAAGTACGCCCGTGGGCGCCATCGCACCCGCACAGCCCGACACGGCGACTCGCTCCGTAGACTGGGCGTTGCTTGCAAAAAAATTAGAACGGCGCATCAAGGCAGGGAAGACACCGTGGTGTGACTTCGATAGCGCCGTTATCTCTGCTGACGAAGTCAAGTCCGTGATGGCACGGATTAACGAAGGCGCCACGGTGTCCGACGTTGTTGGTGCCGTCGCCGAGGTCAAAGCCGTCGACGATATGACCCCGGACGAACGACGCATCTACAACGCCATCGCACCGGAACTCGCCAAGCGGGGCGCTACGTGGGCTCGGCAAATTGTCCAAGGCAAGACCGTAGACCCCACGCTCAAAGACGTCATCGCCCCGGTACTGAACGCCGAGTTGGCCACGCAGATGGGGAAGCGCATCGACAAACTTGGGACGCAGTTTGCTATCCCCATGGACACCAACGACGAGTCCCAGCAAATCACCGACTGGCTCAGTGACTACGTACCACTGACGACGTCACGCATCGACCAGACGACGGCAGACCGCATCAAGCCCATCATCGAAACATACCGCACGACGCCGGGCATGACGATTGATGACTTGACCGCCATGATGCGCCCATTGTCTGACCCAGCCCGAGCGCGGATGATCGCTGTGACGGAGACGACGCGCGCCGCTGCACAAGCCACGGTGGAATATCAGAAGTACCTCGGCAGAGCAGGGATTACCATGATTCGGGTATGGAATACCGACGCCGACGAAAAGGTATGCCCGATATGTACCGGCGAAGCCTACGGGGTCAATCTCAATGGTATGACGGAAGACGAGTGGCCCGCAGAGGTCGCCGGCGGCCCACCTGCGCACGTCAACTGTCGCTGTGATACGTCGTTGCGCTTGGTGCGCCCATGATTCGCACTGAGGTCGAAATAATCAACCGCATCACGACGGCGGGCATCTTAGACGCATGTCGTGCGACCACGCTCGCCTATGCAATCCTTGTGCAGGCTCGGCTCAACGAAGACAAGCCACCGCCGCCGGCACGTGGCTCGATGAAGTGGAAGTCTGAGAAACAACGGCGCTTTGTGATGATGATGTGGAAGCGTGGGCAACTGCGCATCCCGTATCTTCGTGGTACGGGCAACGGACTCAACGGCAGCGAAACACTCAACCGGAGCTACCGTGTCGACCTTGACGGCGACACCGCAGTACTCATGTCGGCGGCGTCGTATGCGCCGTATGTCGTCGGCGACCAACAAGCCGAGATACACAAAGGACGATGGAAGACGGCGAGGGACGCCGCCGCCATTGTGCGCCAACGGGGCGACTTGCAAACCATCGCCGACCAAGCCTTCGCACAGTTCAAACCATAGGAGACACAATGGCAGACACATTTACACCGCCTGCCGACGTCGCCCGCAATGCGCGCCTCGCCCTAGACGTCAGGGCGACGAAGCCACGGAGCCAGCAGGGTATGACACCGGTCGGCTTAGCACGGGCAAATCAACTGGCAAATCGTGACCCCGTCTCACTCGACACGGTGCAACGCATGGTCAGCTACTTCGCTCGTCACGAAGTCGACAAACAGGGCTCCACGTGGGACGAGCAAGGCAAAGGCTGGCAGGCGTGGTTTGGCTGGGGTGGGGACGAAGGACGTACTTGGGCAAATCAGATTATGAAGGAGAACACCATGGAAACCAAAGCATCACGCCGTCACAGCGAGGCCGACATGAAGCGCATCCGCGCCGCACGTCGCATGGCAGAGAACATCAAGTCGTACATGGTCGAACTTGGCGACGACATGATGGACGACGAAACGTCGCCACCGCCAATGAAAGCCATGCACGAGATGAGCGCAGAGTTCAACACACGCCAGCGCATGATGGTGTCGTCGCTTATCGAAGTCACCCACGAAGCGGGCAAGTTTAACAAAGGAATCGGCGCCAACGGAGCGCACTACATGGAGGCGGCAAAGAATCCCTTCGCTTCCCAAGGCATGGCGTGTGAACATTGTTACTTTTATCAACCCGACGGCAACTGTGCCATCGTCGAAGGCATCATCGAAGAGTACGCCTTGTGTAAGCTGTGGATTATTCCCGAAGCTGAGCTCATGATGGAGGCGATGGAGCCAACGATGGAGATAAGCGACGTCGAAGTCATGATGGGCCACAAAGAGGATGTAATGCAGGGCTATGAGATGAAAGCCAAGCCCACCATTGTTGCCCTTGACACCCCCCTGACAATAGAAGTAGGGGACGAAGTCAAGGCTTTGGCCCGTCGCTTACTCGGAGGTCGGTAGTGAATGACTTTGTAAAATCCTACGGCAGCGGCGTCAAGGCAGTGGGCGACTACGTCGTCCGTGGTCGTGGCATCGTCTACGGTGGCAAAGACCTCACCGGCGACATCTTTACCAAGGCGACCGACCTTGGCGAGACACGGAGCTTTGTGGGCACGCCGGTCTACTACGACCACGGGCTTGGTTCCATCCGTGGGCAAATCGGCACCGTCAAAGCGTGGATGCCGGTCGGCGATGGTATCGACGTCGAGATTGAGTTAGACAAACGACTCGACTACATCGACGACGTGATGAAGCTTGTCAAGAGTGGCGCACTGGGACTCAGCACGGGCGCACTCAGTCACCTCGTCGTCCGCCAAGCGGGCGAACTCAAGCGCTGGGTCGTCGGCGAAATATCCCTGACCCCAACTCCGGCAGAACCCCGGACACTCACCGAAGTGAAGGCAACTCAGGACGGCACCGTGCGCACTGCGACGGCGACGTTGAGCCCTAGCGATACAACCTCAACCAATAGCACCAAAGGAACTTACAACGTGGAAAACATCAACCAAATTGTGCAAGACGCCGTCGTAACCGCACTTAAAAACGTCGCCGGCGAACCCGTCAACGGTGGCACCATCGTCGCCCCCGCTCCAGCCGTGAAGACCATTGCCATGGACAACGACACCGACGCCTTCGCCTCACGTGACTACGAGCGGGCTTATAAGAGCTACGTCCGCGGCACGGCCGACAACAGCGAACTTAACGTCCTGAGCAACGCCAAGAACCACGCTTTCAAGACGCTGAACGAAGGCACTAACAACGACGGCGGATTCACCGTGCCCACCACGGTCAACCGTGAAATCACCGCAAAGCGTGATGACATGAGCTTGCTCGGTCAATTTGCCTTTACCCGGGTGACCACGGAATCTTGGAAACACATCATGCCCGCACAGTCGACCAAAGCGACCGCCGGGATCGTCGCTGAAGGGGTCACCGCCACCGCTTCGGAACCCAACCTCGCCAACAGCCGCACCATCCAACTCTACAAAGACACCCTTGAATTCGCCGTCACCGACGAACTCTTGGCGGACTCATCGAGCAACCTCGAACAATTCATGCAGGTCGAAATCGCCCGTGCCATGGCCGTCTCCGCCAATAGCTACATCATCTTAGGCACCGGCTCAAGCCAGCCCTTCGGACTTGTAACCCGCGTAACAAACACGGTCAATCTTGGCGCCAGCGCAGTCACCAATGCCCAAGTCATCGCCGTGTCAACAGCCGTAAATGGCAACTACTTGCAAAACGGGCAAACCGGCTGGATTATGCGTAACTCAACATGGGGCGCACTCCGTACCCTCGACCTCACCAACTACAACCGCATCACCGCCATCGAAGCGGGCATCCGTTACGCCGAGGGCTGGCGTGTGGCATTGAGCGAATCCGCATCGGCCATCGGGGCGACCGGTGTCAAGCCCTTGTACTTCGGTAACTTCAATTACTACGCATTTTGTGAGCGCACCTCGGGCGTGCAAATTGACCGCTGGCGCGATGTTCGCAAGGGCATAACGTACATCGTCGCCTCATGGCGCTACGGTGGCGACGTCACCCAGCCCGAAGCCTTCGCAATCGGCGTAAACACCTAAGCAATATGAAGCGGGGCGGCGCTTCGGCGTCGCCTCACACCACAAAGGATGTCCTATGCAAGTACAAATGATTCACCGTCTTGTTCACAGCGTCGGCAATGAACACGCCGTCTATGAGCCCGGCGATATCTACGAAACCACCCCAGAGGCCGCTGCGGTGCTGATTAGTCAAGGCTCAGCGGTCGCACTGGAAGACCAAGCACCAACCGAAGCGCCAAAGAAAAAGCGGGTGGTATAGCGTGGCCTACACTACGACAGCACTGCTTAAGAGCTACATGGGCATCACGGCGTCCACTGATGACACCCTGCTGTCGCTGTGTATCGACCGTGCGCAAGCCACCGTCGAAAGCTACACCAACCGAGTATTCGAGGCATCGGCAGATACCACACGGAAATTCACGCCGATTGTAAACACGCAATGGCTCGGCTCAGGACTATACGGCGACCTCATCGACGAATATACCCTCGGCACGGACTACGACCTCATATCCATTACGAGCATCACGAACGGCGACGGTACCCCAGTGCCTACAGGCTCCGTTGTGCTGCTGTCACCCAATCGCACCCCGGCGTGGGCAGTGCGTATCAAGGAATCATCGGGCTACGTCTGGAAGTACACCGATACGCCTGAAGCCAGCGTCTCCATCGTCGGACGGTGGGGCTACTCGTTGACCGCACCGGCGAACATCATCCAAGCAACGCTACGCCTCGCCTCGCAGATGTATCGCCAACGAGACGGCTCGCCTGACCTTGGTAACAGCATCATCTCCGCCGACGGTAGCACCATCGTCACCTCGGCGATGTCACGCGATACCGAAGCGCTCCTTAAGCCGTACCGAAGGCGGTCATAGTATGGGCTCACAACTCACGACGATAATCGGCGCCGTCTGTGCGCTGTCAATCACCGGCTACTCTATACCCGTCCTTCGTGGTGCGACGCTCAAAGACCAAGTGGACGACGCCGACGTACCGACCCGCATCGTCAATGCCATCGGCTTAGCTTCGGCTCGCACACGGACAACCACGCTAGGCGGTGCGGGTCACGTCATGCAAGCGGAGTGGACGGTGCAAGACGTCGCCCTCCTTCGTGCAGCAGGGCTTGGGCTTGGGCTCAGTGACATCGCCGCAAGCCTCGAAGGCTACCTTGCCGCCTACCACGACGCACTACGCCAACTCATTGCGCCGACCTGGGTACTGAGCAACGCATCGCTTCGCGCGACGGTGCTCGAGTGGCCACAAGGATCGGGCAGATATTACGACGCCATCACCGCAACCCTGACCATTACCGAAATAATCCAATAGGAGACTCACCATGGCACAAACAACCGGCGCAGTCACCGGAGCGGCGGCTACCGTCTCCATCTACGTAAGCGCAGCCTACGTCGATATCTCCGGCTCATCGCAGTCAATCGACGTGACCACGGCCACCGTCGTCACCGGCGAAGCCTACACCTTCGATGGTAACTTCGCATTGACCACGGTCGGCAAGTACGAACCCGTCGAAGTCAAAGTCAACATCCTTTACACCGAAACCGCAGCCGAAGCCTTTCAATCAGTGCGTGCATTGTTTGAAGCCCGCACGGCAACACAACTCAAGTGGTTACCCCTTGGCGCCGCTTCGGGTGCCGACCAATACGAAACCAAGACCACCGGCTTTATCACCGCATTGGACTACCCACCCATCGACAGCACAAGCGCTGGCCCAATCATGGTCAGCTTCACGGTGCGGGCACCCGGCATCACGTACACCGCCAACACCTAACTTATCGGGCAGGGCGCACGTCGGACATCCGTGCGCCTCGCCACTTTTTAGGATGTCCGTATAGGAGATGTCCCCCTATGTACACCATCGACGCCGACCGCTTAACTATCCGTGACATGATGACACTTGCCAAGGTCGGGCCCAGTGGCGACATTGAGTCAATGCTGCCAATCCTTGAAAAGTGCGTCGTGACGGACGACGGACGCAAGGTCGAAGACTTGCCTGCACGTCACCTCAAACTCATCACCGAAGCTCTGACCAAGAAACTCTCCGGCACCGACTCGGGAAACTAATGACGGCAGTGCGGGCACATCTTTGGACACACAGCCCCGCACCGCTGGAGTACATCGAGCTTCTGTGTTGTCGCGATATCTACCACTGCCCACCAAGCCAGCTTCCTCCGTGGCACATCATCCAACAACACTTGGCGATGATTAGCATTGAGTCCGAAGTGAGCAAAAGGAAGAAGTAACTCATGGCCGAAGAAACCGTCGTTATACGCTTTATCGGTGACGACCAAGTCAGCAAAGCCGCCGACCAAGCGGGCAACGCCGTTGACGGTGTGGGCGCCAAGGCGAAGTCAAGCGCTGGCGGATTCAGTGCCCTGCAAACCATCGCCACCGGCGCTTTTATGGCGATTGGCGCCGCTGCGGTCAACGTCGCCGGCGCCGCCCTGAGTAAGGTCGGCGACTTTATCGCCGGCTCAATCGCCGAGGCGTCGGCGTGGAACTCCGTCATCGCCCAGACCGAAGCCGTCGTCAAGTCAACGGGACAGGCGGCGGGATTTACGACGGCGCAATTCGCCACCATGGCGCAAGAGATGAGCGCCACCGCAGGCGCTTCGATATTCAGCGACGATGCCATCCTTGGTGCGACCAACGTGCTGGCGACGTTTACCGAAATAAAAGGCACGTCGTTCCAAGGTGCGACGCAGGCAATCCTTGACATTAGCCAAGCCATGGGCACCGACCTGCAAAGCTCGGCAGTGCAAGTCGGCAAAGCGCTCAATGACCCCATCGCGGGTATCTCTGCATTGAGCCGTGTCGGCGTGACGTTTAACGACGACCAGAAGGCGCTCATCGAAAGCATGGTCGCCGTCGGTGACGTCGCAGGCGCACAGCAAATCATCCTCAATGAACTAAGCAGAGAGTTTGGTGGCTCGGCTGCCGCCGCCGTCAATACCTTCGCTGGCCAACAGATTGTCCTTGCCGAGCAATTCGCCGACGTCCAGCAAAGTCTTGGCGAGTCACTCATGCCCGTACTCATGCGCTTCGGTAGCTTTGCGCAGGAAACGCTTGTGCCCGCAGTGCAAGACCTCGTCAACGTGTTTATCGCATTTATTGACGGCGTCAACTGGGACGCAGTCATGCAAGACCTTGGCGCAATCAACGACGCACTCTATGACTTTATCTACGGCACCGATTGGCAAAGTGGGCTTGACGGTATCGGTGCTGGGCTCAACTCATTCTTAGGATTTATTGCGCCGATTACGTCGGCACTGAGTGAGCTTGGTGCAACGGCGGCGCCAATCCTCGAGGCACTGTATAACGGTATCGTCGCCCAAGTCGCATCGCCGGAAACCCAAGCCCAGCTCCAAGCGGTGACGACTATCTTCGGTCTACTTGCCGACATCATTGTCGGTGTGTTGGCCATCGCCATCAACGGCATGAGAGTGCAGTTCCAAGGTTTCTACGACGTATTTACCATCGTGTGGCCCTATGTACAGACGGCCATTACTCTGTGGATGCAACTCATGGCACCGCTACAAACTATGGTGACCGTCGCACTGACTTCAATTAGCCAGCTACTTAAAGGCGACTTCCTCGGCGCATGGGACACAGTCAAAAACGCCGTTATGACCTTTGTTGGCACGGTGACCACCGCCGTGCAAGGCATGGTCACCGCAGTGCTTATCGCCGTCGGAACGATGATGGTCAGCCTCGCAAACCAAGCGCTCAGCATCGGCTCAGCCATTGCCAACGGCATCGCCAAGGGTATACAAAACGGCGTGACCGCAATTACCAACGCCGCACGAAGCGCCGCACAATCTGCGCTCGATGCAGCGATGAAACTGCTCGGCATTGCATCACCGTCGAAGGTCTTTGCAGACCAAGTCGGATATCAGATGAGCGCAGGCATGGCGGCGGGTATCATGCGCGGTGTTCCTGACATCACCGGAGCGATTGGCGCAGTCAGTGGCTCAGCAGTCGGCGCCGTCAATCAGACAACACAGAATTATTACTTGTCGGCGTCGTATCAAACGGCGCAGTCTGAGTCATCCATTAGTCAAGACTTACGGGCGATGCAATTACTCGCCGGAGGCATGGCATGACCTACGAAATTACCTACGCCGTCAATGGGACAACGTTCAACCTCAACGGCTACGACGCCACGTCTGGATTAATCTATAACTACCTCGGCGACCAAGGCTTCGGCTTAGCGCCCTTACATCGCATCACCCAGCGTGGGCCGATGCAACAAGGCGACACCGACGTTGACTTCCGTCTTGACCCTCGCATCTTGCAAATACCGCTCTTTGTCAACACGACGTCAATCGACGACTACTACACCGCACGCGGCCGCCTGCTCGCCGTGTTTTCTCCGTCAAATACGACGGGGCGCATCACAGTGACGACGTCTACCTTTGTCCGTACCATCGACGTCAAAGTCTTGGGTGGAATGAGCTTCGACACCGATCCCAAAGTAGGATATGGGCTCCGTGCGGTCATTCAGCTTCGCGCCGACGACCCGACGTGGTACGATGCGACACCGCATAGCATCGCAGGCTCAGCGGGAATCGCAGGGACAGCGACGGCGTACCCTGTGATATATCCACGTACTTACGGCACGGCAAACATCAACGCCACGACGTCGTTCACCTACGACGGTACGTGGCTCGCCTACCCCGTCATCACGGCACTGGGCCCAATCACTGGCTTAGTCATTACCAACAACACCACGGGGCAAGTCATTAGCACCGCTGGGTCAATCGCCGCCGGGCGCACCTACACCTACGACCTGCGCTACGGACGCAAGACCGTCTATGATGACCTTGGCGTCAACCAAATCGCCACGGTGGGCGCGTCGTCAAACTTGGCAACCTGGGCGATTGTCGTCGGTACTAACTCCATATCCATCGCCGCCTCGGCATCGGCATCGCCCGCCGCAGTGAACATCGTATACAATACCCGCTTCGTCGGGATATAGGAGACACCATGGCAACGACTGAACGTTCTTTGGGATGGGCGACGGGTGTCGCATCGACGGACGGCGCCTCCACCTACAACTCAGACAGAATTAGCGCCTTTGAGCGCCCAGGGCTTGGCGTCGGCATACTGCTCACCGGCTCGTATCTGGCTATGTCCGGCGCCACTACCACGACGTTGACCATCGCCGACGGCTCAGCGATTGTCGGTGGGTACTTCTATGAGTCTAATGGCAACGTCACCATCTCGACGTCAACGCTTGGCTCCGGCACGTTTACCATTCTTATCATCGCCAACACCGCCGCCGGCTCACAGACCGTCACCGCCAATGGTGCAGGCACAACGACGGTACTCACCGCTACCACGCGTATCGCCTTAGTGACGGCGGGGCAACT